AGATCGTGCCCGCCGTATGTGGTCGCGATGGCAGCGGAGATTTTAAGCAAAAACGTGTAACAACAAATTTTGCAATTCCCCCAAAAACCCCTTGACATTTACACGCGTTGCGTGTATAATAAAGCCATAAGATAAAGCAAGGCGAAAGCCGGGGAGGAAATTAAAATGTACGAAATGAACAGAGATATGATGGATACCATGATTCGCGACTGGCTGGCAGACAATGCAGAGGAGATGGCCGATCTGGTCATCGATTACGACAGCATCCGGTACGACGAAGACGAGGACGAGTGGGTTGCCGACGCACACGACGACAGCACCAGCTACACGCTCAAGGCTGACAGCGATGGCTTCATCCACATCTGCTGAACGTGCGCATAAAGCGCTTGGGTCGACGGATATCTGCGTGCGCTGCGGTGGGTCGTACATCCGGACAGGATGCCGGCAGAAATATTGCCCGGATTGTGCGCGCGCCGTGCGTCCTGGCGGAAAGACAACCAAGGCCGAACGGATCTGCGTGCAATGCGGAAGACCGTATACTTGGACGTCTCCCAGGCAAAAGTACTGCCAGGATTGCGCGCAGACCCGCAGCCCTAGAAGAAAAGTCGGTGGAGTCGGAGCGTGTGCTCGTTGCGGCAAGGAGTATATCATAACCGGCCCAACGAAAATGCTTTGCCCGGACTGCGCGCCTAAATATCAGGCGAGACATCTCGTACTAGCTGAGGATGGCAAAAAGCCCACCGGAGTCGAGACGCGTCGGAGACTTGGATCCGTCGACGTTTGCGAAGAGTGCGGGGAGGAGTACGTCGTGATAGGCGGTCGGCAAAAATATTGCCCCAAATGCTCCGTTTCCGTGCGCGCAAGACGATCCCAGCTTTATCAGGAAAATGAGCGCAAATACCGAGCCACGATTAAAGATACGTTAAACGAGCCAGCTCGCACGCTGTCGGAGCTCATCGGCCGATATGGGGTATCGCAGCATGCGTTTGCCAAATATTTTGGGATCAGCAATTCTCTAATCTCGCGCTGGTGCACCGGGACATGTAAGTGCCCTGAATATGTGCTCAATATGGCTGCAAAAATTTTGTCCTTCTCGGCGCAGGAGCTGCAAGACGTCGAGACGGAAGATCATGATTAAAAAAGCAAGCCCGTGGATCACTCCACGGGCTTTTTCTCTGTCTGCTGCCTTCCGGCGATGCGGCGGGCAATTGTGATGATGTGCGGCAGGCGGCGGGAGATGGTTTTGCGGTCGACGCCGATCTCGGCGGCGGCGTCCATCTGCGGGAGCCTGCGCACGATATAAAGCTTCACGATCTGCTGATCGATCTGATCCAGTATGCCCTCGTCAGTGACGCGCTCCCAGTCGCTGCGCGTGAGGTGTTCCAGCTCCTTCGGCAGAGCCAGTCGCGCAGTTATGCTTTCGTCACTCCCTTCTGCCCGCCGTCCGGCGGAGGGTCACTTTTCCTTGTGTGTCAGCACGGCGATATTGCCCTTGTTGCTCACTTCGAGATCCAGCGCGGCGGCGATATCGCGCACCTTTACGTAGTTCGTACCGTTTTTCAGAATACGCTCAACGGCGACTTCCTTGCCGTCCACGATGATCTTGCTTTTTTCTACCACTTCACGTTCCTCCTCTCCGTGTTTCCCATCCTCCAGCACCATGACCGTGTGCCCGCTGGATACCAGCACGTCGCCGCGCAGCAGATACTCGTCCTTCTTGAGATATTTGGCCGCAGTCAGCAGTTCGAACTCTCCCGTCTGCGGCCAGTCGTGCCGCATGCAGTAGGTGGTGCAGCTGTTTCCCTGCCGCCGGAAAAGATCCTCCAGTTTGTGCACGCCTGCCGAGATGGCGCACAGCATCATAAATGCCGAGCAGTCTGTCTCCACCGGCTTTGTGATCTTGCTCAGATCCCAGCCCACGGCCTTTGCCGCCGCATACGCGGTGTTGCGATTGTCCATATCGTAGCCGATATTCTTGTTCTTCACGCCGGCCTCGCAGGCTTTCGCGGCCAGCTCCGCCTTTGCCGGGTCCTTGAACCGCAGCACTCCCAGCCACACGGCTGGATACCACGTGGAAAAATTCAGCTCCCGGCCCGTCTGGTTTCCGGGCTGCTGCCCGTGGCCGCCTGTCTCGCCGAGGCTGGCCTGCCCAATTTTGATACTCATGCCCGCTCACTCCCGTACAACTCGTGGTGCAGCTGCAGCACGGCTGCCTCGATCAATTTATCAATAACCTCGCTATCAAATGTGATCCCTTTTTCGGCCAAAAAGCTGAGCACATACGCTTTTTTCGCCGGGCCGTCCGTCGCGGTGTACAGCTGCTCCGCAGCCTTTACGCCGATCTCGACGTATGCCCGGATGGTCTGCAGCTTGTCGGCGTCGATCTTGGTTTTGAGCCACGGAACCAAAAATGCCGAAACGAGCGCGCTGATGAGCGCGATCACTGCCGAGATGATCTGTGTGTAGTCCATATGTATGCTCCTTTCAATCTTTCAGCACGATCTCCGCGATGCGTGCTGCCGCTTCCGGGCCGTATTTCTCGGCCCATTTATCCATGTACTTCTGCGCGTACTTCGCGCGGTTCTCGTTCTTGGCCTTCCAGAGATAGAATCCGCTGGAAGCTGTTGTTCCAGCCAGCACTGCAAGCGTGATCTCCGTCAGGTCTGCGCCTGCCGCGCAGGCGATAATGAGCGCGAGGCTGACGAGCGCGCTGCAGATCAGCCACTTCTTGCTAAACTCCATTGTGCTCACACTGCTTCTCGAGCTGGTGCAAAAACTTTTTTACATCGCCGTTGCCGCCCATCTTTTTATACTTCTCTCCGGCGATCAGGCGCTCTGCCATTGGCATTTCTTCCGACATGATGGTCAGCCGGAGGATCGCCAGATACTGCTCATCCTGATGCTCCTGCATTTTCCCGAGCTTTTTGTCGATCTCGGCTAGGTGCGTATCCTGCGTCGTGGCCTTGCCGCGCTTTTTCTGTATCGCGCCGACGACGGCATTGACGACCGCCGTCAGCGCGGACGAGCCGAGCACGGCACAGACGAGCGTAACGATGATAGTCTTTGTGTCCATGGTGTTCTCCCTCCCGTGCTATCAGATCGGCACGAAGGCCGCGTCTGTCCAGTCGGCCTTTTTCCCGGCCGTGCCCATCCAAACTTTAATCTCGCCGTTGTGCGTGTAGTAGGCGTTCTGGATGAGCGGCATGCCGGAGGCCCACACGATGGGGTTGTCCGCCGTGCCCTGTTTTACGGCCTGCTCAACGTACTCCTGCCGGACGAGGATCTTGTTGACGTAGATGTTGCGCCAGTCGTAGCCCAGCTTGTCCGATTGCGTGACGTCCTCCGTGATGCCGCCCGCCGCCTGCACCAGCTTGCCGTCCTTGATGGCGGTTTTGATCTGCGTAAGCTTAGTTTCCGTCATAGGTTGCCTCCAATTCCGCCAGAATATCACTGGCCGTTTTTTTACCCATCTTGCAGGTGCAAGTGCCGTCGCGGTTGTCGGTAATCGAACCGGCAACGCAGAAGTCGGCGTTGTCCCATTCCTGCACCTGTTCAGTCGTTTCGCTCGTAGGATTGCCGTCCTCACCATACACAGGCACAGTGTCGCGCTGGACGATCGACCAGCTCAGGCCATCGACAAAGAGCTGTGCGGCCTCTGCGTATGTCATTTTGAGCGTAATCGCTTTGGATTCGCGGTTGTCCCAGTCTCGATCTGCCATTTTCCCGGCGATACTTGCCGGGTATTCTGTATTGTTTGCTTTGAAATAGATCATTTTGCCTTCCCATCCTATGTCGTAATATATGCCCAGTTGCGAGCGTTAACACCGGTACCATTTTGCCTATATTCTACTTGTACATCGCTCGTCATAGCCATGCTGTAAGTTGCCCCTATAACGTTTTCGCCTCGTGCGACTAGAGTTCCATTTAGATATACCCGCGCAGCGCTTAAATACGAACTACGTTGCGCTCCTGCAACTACTGTAATTGTTTCTCCATCTTCCACCTCAAAACTGCCAGTTGTGGAATATGTCTCAGTCGAAGTTTTTACGCAACTTTTATTGTAAAGTGTACCAAAGATTGTAAGAGTGTGCATTTTTTTATCTTCGCTTAGAACAATATTGTACATAGTACCATCTATTAAGGTTAGCCCCTTTTTTATCGTATAACTAGTTCCATCTTTTAACACCTTCCCTTGCTTGATAGAATATCCCGCGCCATCTATTAAGCAAGCATTCTTGGGTGTTGTCGGTTCAGGCTCGCCTTGTTTTGTACCATTCGCTTGTAGCCACGTCAAAAGATTACCAGTTGGAGACGTATCAAACACGATGGTACGGTAAGCTTCGTTATTCCAACCTGATCTTTTAGTATATACAATGACATTTCCGCCCATTTTCTCCACATAGGACGTTATTGAGCTTGATACTGCTATGGAGGAAAACGATTTACCGTTAGACGTAAAATCAGCCGTAAATTCGCCATTTCCTGTTATTGTCGAATTTAATACCCATGTTTCAGCCATACTGTCGCCTCACTCGTACTGCCATGCAATACAGCCGTTTACAGTTGGAGTAGTTTCTGAGGAAAACAATGCTTCTCCGCGTGCCATGTATGTAGTGTAATTCGCGTCTGCCTCGTTGACATTCGTGGTGCGGTTCAGGCGGGCGTTTACGGATACGTTATCCACGTTCCCCAGGCCGACATCGGACTTGTTGAGCACCACTGCGCCGGTCTTGCCGTTGACAGAGGCGACTGGTGCGGTCTCGAGATAGTCCGTGCCGGGTATGGCGGCGGAGACGCCTCCATTTCCGTCGCCCTTTAATATGCCGGATGCTGTGATCTTGTTCTGCTTTTCGATCACATCTGCCAGTTGCAGCGCCATTTCGTCCAGCGACGCGCCTGCCGGGACGGTAACTCCGTTTTGCTGCAGGTAATTGCCGAGGGTCGTCTTTGCGCCCGCGATGCGGTCGATTTCGCTCTGGATACTCATGTCTGCCTCCTTAGATCGCGGCGAGTGCCGTTTCGATCGCGTCTGTCAGCGATACCGTGCCGCCGGAGGTGTAGCCCGCCGGGACCGAGACGCTGGTCTGCGTGAGGCCGTCAATGGTCTTTGCGATCGCGCCGTTGTTGGCCATGGTGCCCTCGACCTTGCTGCCGTCGGCCAGCACGATAAATTTACCGTCCAGCACGTCAGCAGCTCCGGCGGTCACGCCGGAAACGTCCTTGTACTTGGCCGGAATCGCGCCGACCGTGACCTTGCCGAGAACTTTACCCTTCGTGGGCGTGATGTCCTGCGCGGCTTCGCCTGGCGTGGCGGTCTTGGTTTCCAGCACGACAGATACCTTGCCCGTGCCGGAGTGCTTGCCCGCCGGGACGGTGTATTCCTGATTGCCGGCCGTGGCGTCCAGAACCTTGGATACCGCGCCGTTGTCCGGCATGGTGCCTGCCTGCGTCACGCCGTCGGCGTCGATGAACACCTTATTCGCCAGCACGTCGGCAGGCGCGGCGGTTGTCGCGGACACGTCCTGATAGTTTTCCGGGATGGCGCCGACGGTGACGGAAGACAGGCCATAGTAGCCCTGATCCGGAGCGACGGACTGCTGCTCCTTTGTCGGCGTGACGGATTTGGCCTGCAGGTTGTAGTTGCCGCCGCCGGAGACGCCCTTGACCGTGCCGGAGCCGTTGTGATAGCCCTTCGGGACGGTGTAGCTCTCGCCCTCCTTGACCTGCGCGTCGATCGCGCCGTTGTTTTTAATGGCCGATGCCTTGTCGGCCAGCGCGTCGAGCTTGTCTGTGCTCGCGGCGAGGCCAAGGCCGACGAGCCATGTGCGCAGCTTGTTCCGCGCGGTCTGCAATCTGGTAATTTCGGTTTGCGTGCTCATAAAATCACTCCTTTAGATTGTCGCCAGCAGGGCGTTGATGTTCCCGACCTCCGTATAGACGGCGGCGCTGGTTACGGGCTTGGTGTTGTCCTTCTCCACGGCCTCCGCCGTGTCGACGGACAGGGTATTGGTGGCCGCGTCGAGCTTGAGACCGTCGCCGATGGTGTAGCCTCCGCCGGTGCCGCCGGAGTTGCGGGCCTCGTTGATGGCGGCGACGAGGTTGTCCTTGCTGTAGGTCTTGAGGTCTTTCAGATCGCCGATCTGGTTTTGCAGCTGCGCCCAGATCGGCAGCGTTGGGTCTGCCCCCGGATCTCCGGACGGTTCTGCCGCCGGCATGACTTTGCCGAGCGTTACCCACACTGTCGGCAATATCAGCCCGTCCGCGTTTGCGCCGTAGACGCCGACGCGTGCGATCGGCCCCGCGTCTGCCAGAATTTCATGCGGCACCATAACCTTGTTGCCGTCCCACGCGCTTTCCAGCACATCCACGGTAGTTCTGCCGGCCGAGAAGACGGCTGTCTTCGTCAGCCTGTCCCAATCGTCAGAAAACACGAACTCAACGGTCACGGCCTTGGCCATGCCCGCCGTCAGCAGCTCCGGCGGCGACGCCAGATGCGCACACGCGCGGGCGCAATGGATGATGGTCATACGTCGTTCGCCCCCTTAAAGATCACAAACGGCTCCAGGCATTTGACGTCGCCCGCAGAAAGCTTGATATCCAGATCAAGCGGCAGCTCGATCCGCGTCAGCTCCGGCAGATCTGCGTCAAGGCTGTTCAGCTCCGCCTGCGGCCGCCCGCTCATGAGCTGGTTGCCGTAAAATTCGAGCGTCGGATTGAGCTTTGTGGCGAGGATCGCCAGCTCATACGCCTGCCGGAGCGGCAAATCCTGCTCGATGAGCTTTTGCATGGGCTTTGCTGCGAGTGCAATATCATACAGTTTCATGCGGATCCTCCTTAGCCGATCGCCGTGCCGTTCACGGCCAGTTTTTTCGCGCTGGTGCAAGTCAGCGTGCAGTAGTTGTAGTTGTTGTAGTACAAAACGACGCTTGCTGCCCGGACCGTTACCGGCGCATTGTACGTGCCGATCTCAAAGCCCGTCGATGACGGCGTCAGGGTTTTTGTTTTCAGTTCCAGGGAATTGTACCCGCTCTTGAGTTCTGCGGCAGATACCGTGCCCCACTTCGCGGCGTAGGCCGTCGATCCGTTTTTCAGGAGCACCTGGCCGTCGGTGCCGCCGCTCGGAAGCGTGCCGTCGACGTCGCCCCACGTGCATGCATAGTCCGCGGCGGATGATTTTTTGAGGATTTGCCCGGTCGACCCTCCCTTCGGCAGCATGCCAGTAATGCTGCCCCATTTTACGGCGTAGTTGGTCGAGCCGTTTTTGAGCAGAACCTGGCCGTCGGTGCCGCCGGTCGGCAGAGTGCCGTCGATGCTGCCCCAGCTGCACGCGTAGTCCGTGGCGGATGATTTTTTGAGGATTTGCCCGGCTGTTCCTCCGGTCGGGAGCGCTCCCGTCAGACTGCCCCACTTTACGGCGTAATCTGTCGCGCCGTCTTTCAACAGCACCTGTCCATCTGTACCGCCGGTCGGCAGCAAGCCAGAGATGCTGCCCCACTTTAGCGAGTAATCTTCGGCGGACGCTTTTATCAGCACCTGCCCGGCGCTTCCGCCTGGCGGGATGCCGGATGCAGCGTCCGCGCCCGGATTTCCTACGGCAAACATTACGACTTTACTGCCGGACAGCTCCAGCACGGCCACGCGCTGCCCGGCGGAAAATTGTACGGCTGTGTTGCATTTGTAGTGCTTCTCGGTCGGCTCTTCTGCGCCGTCCAGCGTCAGGGTCAGGCCGTCTTCCTCCACGCTCGCGACGGTCGCGAGCTGAAAAGGCTGCTGCTCCTCGCCGGTCGGTTCCTCCGGGGTTTCGGTGTACAGGCTGTCTACGCCCTCCATTATGCGATCACCGTCCTTTTTGCAGAGTGTGTCATAAGGCTTCCGGCCGACAACTGCATCTGCCAGCCGGTCTCGAGATAAATGCCGCCGATATCGTCATGCGTGAGTGCAACGACGTCGCCGATGCCGTGTCCGGGGTCGTTGAGCGTGTAAAACGTGATTGTTCGGGCGGACAGCAGCGATTCGTTGCGCATGCGGTCGGCGTAGGCCTGCAGCTCGTCCTGCGAGGCGATGTTGTCGACCTTGACGAGGGATGCAATGCGCATGTTGCGGCGGAAGGTGGATTTGCGCGACTGCGGATTGTCGTTGACTGCTGTCGCAACCATTGGCTGCTCCATATCCGGGTTTGAGCAGACGCAGATAAAGACGTTCGGAGCGTCAAAGATGTCCTCTTCGTCCGAAAAGCTCGGCCCCGGATGCTGGGCCGGTAGAAAGAGATCCGTCGTGCCGTATGCCCAGTCGATGTTCTGCGCGCTCGGCTCCTGATACGGCTCAAGCCGGGCGACGCCGGAAGCGTCAAACCACAGGCTGTTATAGTTGATCTCATCGAGCAGGTCGTTGACGATTGTCAGGTAGCTGGTGCCGATGTCCCAGTCCTCACGGTCGGTCTGCAAGGTTGCGTCGGTCGGCGTTGCAATGACAAGCGCAATGCCGCAGGCCGTCAGGAGTTTTCGAATCTCCGTGAGGTACGACGAGCCTGCCGCAAGGTGCAGGATGGTCTCGGTACGGTTACTATAGACGCGCCAGCAGCGGTCGTATGCTTCGATCTCTACTCGCCGCTGACCGGCGCTGCCCTTTGTGCTCGGCGTCGCCGTCTGGTAGACGCCGAGCGGTGTCTCCAGCCCGTCTATGATCGCGACAGGCTGGAGCTCATCAGATAGATAGTCGATGTCCGGGTTCGGGCGGAATGTGCCCTTAAAGCTCGTGTGGATCGTCGCGTCTCGGCTGGCGATGATCTGCGGCGCGTCTCCGTCGGCCCACTGGAGCTGCGTGATGGGCGCGCCGTTGCGCAGGACGTCGACGCGGTATCGGACGTCACGGGTCAAGGGTGATCGCCTCCTCCTGATTGGTATGGGCGACGGTAAAGGAGTACCGCCGCATAAACTCATCGCTGTTGCTCTCCAGCGACGGAAGCGTGCCAATCGCCATGTTGCCGTAATGATCTTTCAGGCAGACAAGCCGCCCGACAAGGGCCTCGAGCGCGAGCGCACTGGCGCGCTGGCTGTGCGGCCATGCGCATGCGACAGCGAGTGACCGGTCGCGCTGCTCGCTGCGCTCCTCCACGGGGTAGGCAAGCCCGGCCAGGTGGATCGTGCTGACGCCGGCTGCGAAGCTGACGCGGTTGGTGCGCAGCTGCGTCTCGGACAGGCGCATGTCGAGCCAGACGCCGGTCGAGAGGTCGCAGATCGTGTTGGTCTCCGGCAGGATCTCTACGGTGTCCGAATTGGACACGCCGTAGTTATCGCTGTCATCGTAGCAGCCGCGGACGCGGTAGGTGACGGAGCCGATGCTTCGTTTGTCGGTGTATTCCTTGGTGCCTGTGCGTGCGATGGCGGCGCCGTCCCGCTCGATCAGGTAAAAGTCATAGCTCCCAGCCGTTTGCCAGCTGAGCGCCGCCTCGCGCCCGGCAGAGACGGTCAGGGTGATCGCTTCGCCCTCGGTATGGGAGACGGGCAGGGCAGCGGCGCTCCACTCGGACCACATGCCGTATTGGTTTTGGACGCGGACACGGACGGTGTAGCTGCCGTCGGCCAGATAGACGGGCGAGCGCCACACCTTTTTGGTGCCGTAGACTGTGCCGGATGCGTAGCCGTTGGAGAGCGTCAGCTGATAGGCCTCCTGCTCCGACGTCTGCCAGGTGATGCGCGGGCGCGGGCCGGTGGACTGGATGACGATGGACGGTGCGGACGGCGCGTTGATGGCGATAAATTCCGCCGCGTCGCTCCACGCCGAGGCCGTGTTGTCGGTGTTGTATGTGCGCACGCGCCAGTATTTTGTCCCGCTCGCAAAGTTGTTCGCGGGTACGTCGTAATACTGATCCGCGCCGGTAACGGTCGCGAGGGTGTTCCACGTCGCGCCGTCGGCGGACCATTGCAGATCAGCCTTGCTCTGCGGCGTGCCTGTGGAGATGATATGCTGCCAGCTAAAGCGGTTGACGATGGTGGCGTCGATGACAATGCCGACAGGAGACACCGGTTTCGCCGTCGACGCAGCCTCCGCCGTCGACAGCGTGATCCAGTCGCTTGTGACAGTCTCCCCGGTGTTCAGCGTCACGGACACCGACCACTGGATATCGTCCGTCGTAAATGTCCCGGCCGGGACGGTCACTTTCTGCGCGGTTCCGCAGGCGATGGTATTGATCGTTCCGGAGCTGCCGGCGCGCCAGCGGAAAGTTGTGGATGTTGCTTTTACCTCTTCCAGGCACTCGCCGGATACCGAGAGTCCCCAGGAGAATACGTTCGCGCCGCCCTTCGGCACATATCCGCTTGCCGGGGACATGCCAGTCGGCGTTACAGTCACGTTGTCGTCCAGGTATGACACGATCATATAAGGCTTGTACGAGCCATATGCGGTGTCGATCGATTTGATCATCCGCACTGATAGGCCGTATCTATACCAGTTGCTCAATCCGCCTTTTGAGGCATTCGCTCCAGAGTGCCATATGCTCCCTGTTGCCGCTGCTGTACTCGTCCCCTCAGGGTGCCATTTCCCTCTATATGTCCCCTCCGATGGCGCAGTATTGTATGTAACAGTCTCCGCGTCAAACGTCTCTCCGAGCTCATATGCAAGGAATCTATGCCACCAGGAATCCTTACTCCCGCTATAGCCCTGCTGGTCCCCCACGCCATGCAAAAAAAGCGTACACTTGTCGATCCGCTTAAAGCGTATACTATTTGGAGCCCCGGAAAATCCTACGAGAAATTTGTCTCTATTTACGTCGGATGGAATGATTGTCGCGCTGCTGTGATCGTTTGTATTTGGGTACGCATAGGGCAAGTATGCGGATTTATTTGCGTATATTGTTGCGGTTGGCACTTACTTCGCCCCCATTCGCTGCGTGATTCGCTCGTTGGTAAAGATCGTCACGATATCGTTCAGCTCCCGGATATCGGATGCCGGGATGATGACTTTGTCAATGTAGATGTCGCCGCCGCCCGTGTAGCGGGTCTCGCTGGCCGTCTGGATGCGCGAGCCGGAGGGTAGATAGATCCGCTCAAGGCCGTTCTCGTTCACCCGCGTCCAGCCGCCGGACCAGTTGTCCGTGCCGGCGGCGTTGCCGCCCATATAGCGTCGGACCCATTCGTCCTCCGTGATGCCGATGGTGGACGAGTCGCCGCGGGCAATGGCGTCCTCGTACGCCTTGGAGAGGTCGGACGCGCTGCTGCCCCACGATTTTGCCGCGTAGCTGTCCTGCAGTGTCTGGTACTTGTTGCCGTTTCCGCTTGCATATCCAAAGCCTAGGGCATTGCCCATTTTCTTAAAATCCAACGTAAACAGGCCCGCAAAAAAGTCCGCCGTGTCTGCGATCAGCGCCATGACCTCCGCCAGCGGCCGCAGGGCATTGGTCAGCGCCGGGACGCGGTTGCCGGACAGATCGGACATAGGATTGAGGATGTCGCCGACCGTCTCAAGCAGCATTCCGAAGGCGTCGACGATTCCTGAATCCTTGATTGCCTTCCCGAGATCCTTCACGCCCTGCGTCGCGTCGCCGTAAAATTCCTCGAGGTACGGCGCGAACTCGGCGGCCAGCTGGTTTTTCACGCCCTCCTGTGTCTTCTGCAGGCGCTGATAGGCGTCGTCGACCGCGCCGAGCGCGGAAAGCGCTTCTTCATCCAGTACATAGCCGACGTTGTGCGCCTCGTCTGCGTAGGCCTTGAGGGTGTCCGACCCCTGAATAATCAGCGGATTCAGATCCTGCGCGGAGCGGCCGAAAATGTCCATGGACATGGCGTCCCGCTCTGTTTCGTTTTTTACTTTCCCGAGAGCGTCAATCGTCTCATAAAAAACGTCATTCGCGCTGCGCATGCTGCCGTCGGCGTTGGTGACAGAGATCCCCAGTGCTTCAAACGATGCCTGCGCATTGCCCGTGCCGTTCATCGTGTCCTGCATGTTGTTGGTCAGCTTGCGGAGGCTGCCCTGCAGGGTATCGACGGAGACGTCGATCAGCTCGGTTGCGTAGGAAAACTCCTGCAGCTGGTCAGTCGTCTGGCCGGTCTGCATGGAGAGCGTGATGATGTTGTCGGCAAAGGCGGCGGACTCCTTCGTCATGGAGATCATGGCCTTTTCGACTTTTACGATCGCCGCCGCGACGGCGGCGAATGTACCTGCAAGCGCCAGAGACGACGCGTCAAGGCTCCCCATGGCGTTCATGGATGACTTCATGCCGTCCGGCAGCTGGATGCCGAGCTTGGACGTCAGGCCGTTCACCACGTCTCCGAGGTTGCCCATCTCCTTGCCGGAGTCGGCGATCTTCTGCTTGTTCTCGTCAAACTGGTTGTTGAGGTTGTTCAGCTCGGCCTCGGCGTTGTTGAGGCTGGCCTGCCACTGCATTGTGCGCTTGTCGGCCTCGCCGTATTTCTCGGCCGACTGCTGGAGCGCAGCCTTGAGATACTCGATCTTCTCCGCCTGCGTGGAAATCTTGCGCTCTAAGACGTCATTCTTGGCGTTTAGGGCCTCTACGCTGTCCGCGTTCTGCGCGTAGGCAGAGGATACCTTGCGCATTTCCGAGTCCAGCACCTTCATGCCGCTGCCGATCTCGGAGATGGCCTGTTTGTATTCTTTTTCGCCCGAAAGCGTAAATCTTGTGTTGATGTTTGGCATATTATGTGCCTCCGTTGATGTAGGCGGACAGGCTCTGCGGCTCTTCCGGCTTTTTGGGCGGCTCCAGTGCGTCAAGCAGGAGCGTTATGCGGCGCGGGGACATGGTTTTCCAGAAATCCCGCTCCGGCAGATGCAGCCGGAAGAGCCAGATGGCAAGATAGCCGGGGAAATCAAAGCCGTTCGGCTTCGGTTCCCCCGGCTGTGTCAGTTTTTTTCGTCTTCCTGCGGTTTCGTTTCGGCCCCCGCGTTCTTCAATATTTCGGCCCGGACCAGCGGATAGATCAGCTTTCCGGCCTCTACAGTCTGCGTGAGCGTGAGCTTTCGCCCCAGCTGCTTCCGCGTAAATACTAGCGGCAGTCCGTTTTCATCGGTTATCCCCTGTGAATCCGCTGCGTCCGTCAGCATGCCGGCGAGAAACGCCAGCGTACTTTTGATCCCACGGACCCGATCCAGCGCCTGCACGAGATTTCCATCGTATTCGTCCTGCACGTATGCGATGGCGTTCATGTTGCAGGTCAGCCGGTACACCCGGCCTTCAAATTCATAGTCTACGGTTTCGAGCTTGGTCGTCTCCATCAGGTCTCACCCAACTTTCCCTTGATCCAGGCAACGGCCTCCGCCGCGGTGTCGACGGTCTCGGTCTCGAGCAGCAGCTCGTCGGTCGAATCGTCTGCGAGGAACTCGCCGGTCGTGGTCGGCGTGTTGAACTGGATGTTCTCGCCCTTGGTCTGGTAGGCCAGCGAGGGCGGGCCGAACAGCGCTTTCGGCACCCAGACGCAGGTGTATTTGGTCACGCCGTCGATCTTGTCCGGCGCGTAAAATCCGACGCCGACATAGTTTGCGATGTCTTTTGCCGAGAATTTCAGATTTTCCTTGCTCGTATCGGATGTGCAGCCGTAGAGCATGGCCTGTGCGGCCTTTTTTATGTACTTGACAGCCAGCGAGATCGTGCCGCCGGTGGCAAGCTTGATATACTCGGCAAGCTTGGATTCCGCGTACAGGCGGCCCTCGGCGAACTTGAGTTCCAGCTGCGCGCTCATGGCGTCGCCGACGTCGGTCGGCTCTGTGTAGGTCACGGTGCCGGACGTGTTTTTATACTTTCCCGCCCGGATGCCGCGTAAGTCAAAACTAGGCATTTACAATAGGCCCCTTTCTTTCAGCTTTTGTGTAAGGATCTTTTCGAGCTCCGCGTTTACGCGCTTCTGCGCGTTCCTGACGCCCTTTGTCCAAAAATAAGTTCCTGCGATCTGCCCGTACTCCTTCGCGCGGCCGTAATTCAAAACAAAAAGCACGGTCGCCCTGCGCGTTCCGTGCTCGTTTTTGCCGACTGCGGTGATGGAGATGTACGGGTCTCCGTTTTTGTCCTGCTTGATGGTTTTGCGGTATTTCACGCTGGAGGCGTAGGCTTCCGTGCGGAACCCGCTCGCCCGGACGGCATTTTGCAGTTCCTCGACGATGATATCCCCGGCGGCGTATAAAAGCTCCTGCTGCGTTTCGTCGTCAAATGCGTTGGCCTTTTGGAGCGTCGCCATGAGCTCATCCGTTCCGGAAAACGAGATCTTAGCCATACTCCGCGCCCTCCGTCTCGGCGATGAGTGCGATCTGCGTGCGGCCCGTCTCCTTGTCGTAGGTCTCCATGTCGACGGTAGCAATGTAGCCTGCGGCCTCCAGCGCGGCTTTCGTGCGCTGGAGCAGGTCGGCGGCAAAGCCCTCGGCAAAGATGGAAACGGCGTACTGCACGCCGGTCTCGGCCTCTCCGCCCTCGGCGTAGATCTGTCCGGACTGGCCGAGCAGCTGATAGGTGATGTAGGTTGCCTCCGCGCCCTTATAGGGCGGGTGGCAGACCGGGACGCCCAGGTCTGCCAGTGCCTCATAGATCATCATGCGCCGTCCCTCCGTTTGCATGTCAGCTCGACTTCTTCTGTCTCCGCGCCATAGCTGCGGATGACGTCAAAGACGTCAGAGCCGCAGACGAGTTGCTGCTCGCCGCCGTATTCCGCGCTGTGCATGCGGAAAATTGCGTCCGTGCGCTTGCCGGCTTGCGCGGCCTGATAATACTCGGCGCGGTTTACGGACTTGCGGGCAGCCCAGACGGCGGTTTCGCGTTCGAGTCTTTCCGTCGTCTGGCCTTTTACGATGGGGTAGGAGAGCAGGCGCAGTGTGATCTGTGTGTCAAAGATCACAGCAAGCACCTCCTGCTCCGCCGCTGGCTTGGACTGCCCTGTAATCGTCGGACAGCCCCATAGCGTCGCGGATATCTGCAAAGCAGGTCTTCCATTCCTCTCCGCGCCCGCAGAAATCATGCTGCCAGCGGACGTATGCGCGGACGGCGTCCTTGACCAGCGGATCTTCGTCCGCTCCCTCCGCGCCCGCAAGGTGCAGGCGCAGGAGGCAGGCGTCAATCTCGTCTGCGAGCTCGTCGTCAAGGGCGTTTGTGGTCAGCCGCAGGGCGGTTTTTGCAACGTTGATCAAAGCCATTGGTTATCCCTCCCTGTTGGCCTCGCGCCGTCAGGCCTTCTTCTTGGTCAGCGTTACGAGGCTGTTCTTGTCGACACACTTTCCGTCGACAAGTGCCAGCGCGACGGTCACCTCGTCGTCGGTCGCGTTGTCGGTGTACTTGCGGAAGGTCATGCCCAGATTTTCGTTCCAGAGGTAGTCCTTGAAATCGAAGATAAAGGCAAAAATCGTGTCTGCGGTCACGCTTGCGGCAAAGGACGGCAGATAATCGCCGACGAGGACGACTTCGCGGCCAAAGAGCGAATAAACCGGCTTTCCGTTCGTGCCGTAGTTGGTGCGGGCGACGGGCTGTCCGTTGCTGTCGACCATGCCAACGATCTGCTCGAAGAACGTTTTCTTCGTCATGCACCAGACCGCGCCCGCGTCATATGCCTGCGGCACCGCGGCCTCGGCTGCGGTGATGTCCTTGTAGGTCAGCGCGGTCGTCGCTGCGGCAATGTCGATGTTCTGGCCGGTCACGGCGGTCTCCTTGGTGATGCCCTTCGGCTGGCCGGAGCCGGAGCCGCTGATGATTGCCTGCTCCTCAGCCTTGACCATGGCCTCGGCCACGTTGGCGACAAACTGCGACTCAAACATCGGGTAGGTCACAATGGAGACCTCGAGCGACATGGAGATCGCGCAGCGCAGTTTGTGGTAGGCAAAGGTGATGGAGCCGAGTGCCTTCTTCTGCTTGTCGGAGCCTGCGCCTTCCGCGACCCACGATGCCGTCGGCTTTGCGGAGCTGGTCGGGACGGTCACGCCGCCCTTGTAGGACGTGTGCGTCACGCGCGGCAGGATCATGCCGGTCGCTTCGATCTTCTCGTAGATCTTCTGCAGCGTGGTGGTCGGGATTGCTGCGCCGACGTCAGAGGTCTTTGTGTTGGCGTCCACGTTGGTCAGCTCTGCCGGGATCTTCTTGCCGGTCAGGACGTAATTCATGAAGGCCCGCTTGTACTCGTCGGTGTCGTACCGGTCGAGTACGTCCGGAGTCTTTGCCGTGCCGGACAGGTCGACGGACTGTGCCGCCGCAGCCGGAGCCGCGACCTTCTGACCCGCAAGTGCGTTGAGGTTCGCCTGGATCTTGGCTTCCTCCTCAAACTTGGCGTCGAGGGCCTCGACTTCCTTCATCTTGGCCTGCGCCTCTGCGGTCTTGCTTTCGTCCAGCAGCTTCTGGGCGTCGTCCATGAGCTTCTGGCGCTGGATGTTGTAAATTTCCTTCGTCATTTCAGTTCTCCTTTGAGTTTCAAAAATTTTAATTTTGCTTCTGCCTGCGCCCGTTCGGGCTTAAAAAAGTCAGGCGCTGCGGCCTGATTTTTTATGAGATTTTCTGCGCGCCGGAGCGCGTCCTCGCTGAGCATGCCAGAATAAAAATCCGCTGCCAGCGGTTTCTGGCCAGAGCCCAACTGCATGACGCGGTCGATGAGGCCGAGTTCTACGGCCCGCTCCGCCGTGACCCACGTCTCGGCGTCCATCATGGCGGCGATCTCCTGCTCGGACTTTCCGGTCTTAGCGATATAGGCCGATGTGATGGCGTGATTGGCGTCGCGCAGGACTCCTGCGGTTTGCTCCATCTGGCGGTAATCGCCGCTGGCCTCTGTTTGGACGTTGTGGATCATCATCATGCCGGTAGGCGTCATTTCTGATTCGCCTGCCATTGCGATGATGGACGCGGCCGAGGCTGCTAGGCCTACAATGCGGATGTGGACGCCGCCGGCGTAATTTCGCAGGGCGGTGTAAATCTCGCTCGCGGCGAATATCTCGCCGCCGCCGGAATTGATCTCCACTTCGGCCCGCTCGCCGTTTCCCTTGGCAAGCGCGTCGGCTACGGATTTTGGGCTTGTCGCCTCCATACCGTACCACTGGTAAAAGCGGTGCTGGTTGCTGGACACGATTGGCCCGCGAATGCTGATCTTCATGCGGTTTCATCTCCTTTCTGCGTGGTATTCCGGTCGACTGGCTGCGTGTCAAGTCTGCGGATGGGCTTATCGCCGCCGTCGACCGGCGCGAGGTTAAAGGCGCGGCGCCATTCGTTCGGCGTCAGCGCGCCTCGGTCGACCAGCTGCAAGAGATTCAGCTTTGTCGAGGTCGACGCGAAATCCCACGCAGACGCCTCAAATACGATGCGATTCCCGCAGCCGCGCTCGCGCCGGGAGAATAGCTTGCGGGTGTACTCACCGCTGAGCTGCTTCAAAACCGGCTCGATCTCGGCGTCAAAATACGCGCTCTGTTCGTCCTCTGTCGCGATCGACGTGACGATATGCGGGTTGGTATTAAACAGAGCGTAGATGCGCTGCGTGGTTTTGTCCATCTGGGCGGCGTTCGGGACGTAATCCTTGGGGTCGATCTGCTTGGCCTCGGCCTTTGCGTCGACGGCCGCGACGCCCGTGCCGTTAGTCACGTTCAGGAAGCTGTCCGCAAAGTCCTTCGCCCGCTGCTTGACGTCTTCCGGACGCATGGACGCGGCGAACATCAAGAGCCACCGGATGACTGCGCTGTTGCGGATGGCCTTGACGATGCCCTGATCCGTCGTGGTGACGATCTCCATGAGTGGCACGATAGCCGGGGCAATTGGATCGCCGAAGATGTCGTTCTCGTAAAAATCCCCGCGCAGGTGGATGATATCGTCATAGGCAAACGTCAGGACGTTTCCGTTTTGCATGTAAAATTTCAGGTACAGATTCCCGCCAGCGTCATAGACAGCATCTGCCTGCATGGCCGCGACCGGAAAGATGGCGTTCGGCAGGCCGTTTTCGTCCCGCAGGATCACCGCGAAGGCGTTGTTGTTGAGCACCAGCTGTGCGGCCAACTTCTCCTGCAGCAGCTGGCCTGTCATGTACTGGTTTGGTTCCTCGAGCAGGAACCGGATATACGGCTCCGGGTTGACGGCGATCTTCCGCGTCTGGGCGGTGATGGTCTCCCGGATGTGCTTGGCCGTCAGCTTGCCGATGGCCTTGATCTTTGGCCGGATGCAGGCGCGGACAATGTCGGACTGATACATTTTTCCGTTGTAGCTGTAAAAGCCATTCCCGCGCTCCTGCACCATCTGGACGGTTGAGACGCGTTTGGTGGTCGTGATATTCGTCAGGATGTTTTTCAAAAATCCCATGTTGTCACTCCTAGAGCATACTGGTGTATTCCGCCTGCTTCTGATCGTAGATCGTGTAGGCGTCGAGCAAGGCCGCCGTGCCGTCGATGCGGCGCGTGGATTTGCTCGTTTTGTGCGGCTGAATATTGCCGTTTTTGTCCTCGTCGTAGGCGGTGTTTGCCATGCACCACTTATCAATCGGGTTGTTGTTGTAGACGATCCGCTTGGATTCCAGATCGTTCCCGCAGCGCTTCATCGGCTCGGAAAGCGTTTTCACGCCCTGATGCACGGGGATCATGGCCTCTGCTCCAAAGTAGTCCGCCATGCTGTCCGTCCAGTAAGACGCCGACCACGCATCATACCCGATAAAGGGGATAAAAATATCGAGGTCTTCCTGCACCTCGATAAACCATGTTTTTACATCCTCATAGCGGATCTTGTTTCCCTCGGACAGGCGGAGCAGCCCGCGCTCGTTCCACTTGTCGTAGGGTATTTTGTCCTCGGTCACGCGCTTTTCCAAAAGCTCCTGCGGCAGCCAGTACATCTGCAGCACAAACAGGATCTCCGGCAGCTCCGGCACCTGAAACAGCACCTTTGCCGCCGTCAGGTCAGTGGTCTTGGAGAGGTCCGCGCCGCCGATGCCGTATCGCGGGTAGGAAAGCACGCGCTCCTGCGTCTTGCCGTCCGCCATGTTGTGCTGCCAGATCAGGCGGCGGTTTTCCTTGTCGAGCTGGAAGGTGTCGCGATTGTCCAGCTGCTCAAAATTGAGCCAGGCTTCGGAGGACGTTTCGCGGATGTTGAAATCCTTGCAGACGAGGTTTCGGACGAGAGCCGGGTTTTTCTCCGCTCGCTCGACCCGCTCTTTGAGGGCCGTGTAGGACTTGATCGTCCCGAGGCCCGGATTTGCCTTTTTCCAGCAGTCCGGGTCCGTCCACTCGCTGCGTTTGTCGAGCTCGTAAATAAACGCGATCCGGCGCGGGTCGTGGTACCCGTCCGGATCTTCGTAGCCGTTGATGATGCGCTCGGCTTCTTCGTACTTCTCGTCGTAGATATCCTCGCGGATGGTGCCCGCGGTGGAGGTGATAAAGATCAGCGGCTGCTCGCGTGCCGTGACGCCGTCGGCGGTAATGTCGTACAGGGCGCGCCCGTTTTTCCACTGGTGCAGCTCGTCCATCATGGCCCCGTGGATGTTTAGGCCGTCTAAGGTGTCGCTGTCAGAGGCCAGCGGCTTGAAAACGCCGTCGTTGTAGTCGCTGTCTATCTCGCCGACCAAGCAGCGCGTCCGTTTGCACAGCGCCGGGGACTTCTTGACCATCCGCTTTGCTTCCTGCCAGATGATCTTCGCCTGGTCTCGCTTGGTTGCCACGGCGTAGACCTCCGGGCCCGCTTCCCCGTCCGCCATCTGCAGGTACAGGCCGACGCCGGAGGCCAGCAGCGACTTGCCGTTCTTCTTGCCGACAATCAGGATCGCTTCTCTGTATTGTCGGTTGCCCTCGATGTCGATAAAACCAAAGACGGTCGCCAGCAGTGCCTTTTCCCAGAGCTCCAGCTTGACGAGCTGGCCGCCGGCCTTGCCCTTGGAGTGGTGGCAGTAGTTCTCAAAAAATTCGAGGACGTGGTTGGCCCGGCGCGGTGAGTAGTAAAACTCGGAATCTGTGTTTTCCAGCTGCTCCACGACGTGCCGGTATGTCTTCTGGACTTTCAGGCTGACGACCTCGCGGCCGTCCTGGATGGCTTGCCAGTATTCGAGGATGGGGTTGTAGGTTTCCGGGTAGCGCGTGAGCTTCATACCTCGTCACGCTCCCGGACGAAGCTGCCGAAGCCGTCGTCCTCCTGCTTCGGCGCGGTGTCCGGCTTCGGCAGGAGCGCCGTGAGCTGCTTGATGATCTTCTGGTAGTTCGCGTTGGTAGAGTTGTACGCCTGGCCGATGGGACGGGCGCGGTCATAGGGGTCGAGCCGCTCCGACTGGCGGAATGGCTCGGTCCAGCCGTTTTCCCGCAGGTCCTCGGCCATGTCCTCGCACTCGACGCGCATGAAGGCCGCCTGATCGATGAGCCCGGCGACGGTCCCGGCCGCTTCCTTCGGCAGGAGCTTGTAGATCCGCCGGAGTCTGGCTTTCTCGGCGCGGATGCGCTGTTCTTTCGTTTTTTCCGTCTGATTCGCCACAAAAAACAGCTCCTTTCCGCGTGATTTTTGCCATCCTTCCGCGCGTGCGCGTGGATTACTTATCGCCGCGCTTTCGTAGGGGGGCCTCGTGAGTGGCCCGCGTATTCTTCCGAGGTAGGGCGTGCGGTGATCTAGCCGGCGCCCCGGCCTCGCGCGACGGGGGGGATCGGGTCTCCGGCGGCGTCGAAGAAAATTTTTTGCGTCAGAGATTTTGCGACTCCGTGCCCGTCAAACTGATCGTGGCAGTCCTTACAGACGAACTCGAGGTTGGAGTAGGACAGGCTGATATCCGGGTCGGTGATGTTGTCCGGCGTGAGCGCCCGCTTGTGATGGACGATGTAGCCCGGCTTGTCCCTGCACTCTTCGCAGAGCCCGCCGTCGATGGTCCGGCGGAACTTGATATACCCGGCTCGGCATTTCTTCCAGCGCCCGGACGCGTAAAAGCGTGCGGCCCATGGCTGCATCCTGTTCCCTCCAATTCTTCACGCTATCACTGTAGCACATTTTTTTGGCCCTGTTGGCTCAATTCTTGCGATAGCCAAGCTCCCGCGCCGCTTCGTATACAAATCGGCTGTACATGCGCTTGGCTGTCGACTGGCTGACATGTACCCGGCGCGCGGCAGATTCCAGGCTTTCCCTCGGCCAGATCCATGCGTGCAGGCGCACGACCTCCAGCACATCGGCTCCGTCCCTCCATGTCTGTGCGGTATTGATCGCTGCCTGTACGGCTGCATAGTCCTCGTACTCCCGCGAAGATAAAACGCGCACGGCGATATCCTCGACGGCACGCCCTGAGGAATGCCCGCCCGGCTGTGAAGAATACCCCGGCGTGATCTTTTGCTGGCTCATGTCCCGAACCCGTCTGTCCAGCTTCGGGTATTCGCCGATGGTTCGGCAGACGTTCCAGTACCACCAATATCTCGGCTTCGACATCTGTTCAACTCCTTCCTTCTTCGCCTCGAAACGCTACACATTTACAAGGCTTAAATAAGGCGGCTCCCGGTCCGCTTGCGTTCTTCTTTTGGATCTCTTACATATTTATATATCTGTAAGCCGTACTGCGTGGTACGGGCCTCGACGAGGATATAGCCGCGCGGGGCGACCGGCGGGTGCTTGGGGCTGTACTCGCGCACAGCTTCGGTCGCAGGCTCCGGCTCCGGCCTGACGCAGTTGCGGCTCGCTTTCCAGCGGT